TGCAAGCCGAGATCGAGCGCCAGATTCTCGTCGGCGACCCTGCGCTGAACACGAACAGTAAGAAGGAGTGTCAAGGCATCTGGAACTTCCCGCTCTTCAAGAGCGCGACGAGCGTCTACGGCGTGAACAATCAGGTCGTGGACGATGTCAACGGCTCGGCCGGAGGCGTGATCTCTGGTCTCGCTCGCCTTGAGATCATGAGCCGAATCCTTCGACCGACATCATTCGGAAACTCGGTCTGGGTCGTGGCTCGTGCCGCATCAATCGCGGAAGTCTTCATTACGTCTAGCGTCGGCAGCAATCACACGATGGGCCCGAGCGTGCCGGATTCGTTCGGTTCGATCTTTAATCGTCCCGTGTACGGTATGCCGTACACCAACTATCAGGGCGAAGCCGACGCGACTGGTGATCGCCTGCTTCTGCTGACCGATCTCTCGAAATACATTCTTGCGATGCACCAGAGTGGTCTCCAGGTGGAGCGGCTCGGCGAAGTGCTCGCTGGTACTGGGCAAGTCATCCTTCGGGCATCCGTCCGCGTGGGCGGGAACATGATCGACCCCAAGTCGCTCATTTGCTTGAAGGCCAACTAACACCGAACAGGCTAAAGGAGGCCAATATGAACGGTGACAACTACAAGGCGCTGCTCGAGAAGATGGGCTCGCTCTACGCGGAAATGCAGGCACTCGTGGCGGGCATGGAGGACGCGACCGAAGAGTCCGCTGCCGAGATGCAGAAGCAGTACGAGGAGAAGAGCAAGCAGTACGACGCGCTCATGGCTCGTCGTGACATGGTCGCAGACCTCAACGCTCGTGCCGCCAAGGGCGCGCACGGCGTGGTCGTGATCGAGCGCGAGGCTCCGGCCGTCGCTACCGTGCAGCAGCGCGGCGGCATCGTGACCGACAGCAAGTACGCCGACAACTTCGCGGACTACCTGAAGCGCGGCTACTCGCCGACCTTCGACACCCGCGCGCTCTCGGCCGGCTCGAACTCTGACGGCGGCTTCCTGCCCAGCCAGGACTTCTACGCGCAGTTGCAGAAGTCGATCCAGCAGGAGACCACGATCCTGAACCTCTGCCGCCGGATCCCGGTCGGCACCTTCAAGACCAACCTCACGCTGGAGGTGGACTTCGAATCAACCGACTTCGACTCGGGCGCGACTGAAGGCTGGGCCGGCGAAGGTGGCGCAGTTGGCGAATACTCGCCGACCTACGCCAATGTGACCTTCACGGGCAACGCGCTGCGTCGCGTGGTCAAGGTCTCGAAGGAACTCGTGGCCGATGCTCCGTCGCGCGGTGGGGACTTCTCGATCGAGTCGATCGTCGCCAACCGCCTCGGCCAACTCTTTGCGCACTCGATCGAACACGCTCTCTGGCAGGGCAACGGCACCAACAAGCCGCAGGGCATCACCTCGGCTAGCCTGACCGCAGGCGACACGCTCGGCACCATCGGCACGCTGACCGCCGACGAACTGATCGACTTCGTCTACGCGCTGCCCCTGAAGTATCGCCAGTCGCCGACTTGCGCGATCGTGGCTCACGATTCGTTCTTCAAGGCCGTGCGCAAGTTGACGGAGAAGGTGACCACGACTACCTCGGGCGCTGCTGCTACGGCGTACCTTTGGGAGCCGTCCTACCAGGCTGGCGAGCCCGACCGTCTGCTCGGCATCCCGGTTTACGCGAGCCCGTACGCCACGTCCTTCGGCTCGACGGCCTCGGCGACCCTCGCCGTGATCGGCGACTTCCAGCACTTCGTCATGGCCGAGCGTTCGGGCATGGAGGTGCAGGTGCTCCGCGAACTCTACGCTGGCAACGGCCAGATCGGCTACATGGGCGAGATGCGCCTCGATGCGAAGATCGCTCGCACCGAGGCCTTCCGCACGCTCGTGAATCCCGCTTCGTGAGTGAGCAAGGGCTGAACTGATGGGCACGGAGGGCGGGCCGCAAGGCTCGCCCTCTTTCACTAGGAGGACACCATGCGCGTGCATATTCTGAAGGCGTTCGCGACGATCGTCGGCTCATGGGCTGCCGGGATGCGATGCGAGATTCCCGACGCGGATGCAGAGCGGTACATTCGTGACGGGCTGGTCGAGCGCGACGAGCCCGTGATCGAGACACCCGAGCGCGGCCGAGTGAGGCTCCGCAAGGCGACAAGGGAGGATCCCGATGCTGGCAGTTGACGGTGCGACCTATCTCTCGAATGTCGAGGCGACGAGCCCGGCCGTCGAGCCCGTCACGATCGCCGAAGCGAAGGCGCACCTGCGCATCACGCACTCGGACGAGGACTCGCTTATCACGAGCCTGATCGTCGCAGCGCGGAACTATGTCGAGGGGCTCGCGAATCGGCCGCTCGTGAATCGCACCTACACGCTGAAACTCGATCGATTCCCGGCGCACTACGAGATCATCCTCCCGGCCGGAAAGGTCTCGGCGGTCTCGTCGATCGCCTATGTGGACACAAACGGCCAGACGCAGACGCTCTCGGCGGCGGCCTACACGGTCGAGACGCAGCGGCTACCTGGCTCGATCGTGATCGACCCGGCGACGATCTCGGCGTGGCCCACGACCCGGTTCTACGCGGGCCTCGCGAGCGTGACGATCGGCTATACGGCCGGCTATGGCGCGGCGGCGGCGAACGTCCCGCAGGCGCTCCGGCAGGCCGTCCTGATGGCCGTCGCCTACTGGTACGACATCGCCCGCGAGACGGGCTCCGAGGTGAGCCTCTCTGAAGTGCCGCACGGGGTCGAGGCGCTCGCTCGGTTGTTCTCCGTTCCGAGGATGGCATGAGGCGCGTCCGCTCCGGGCTCATGCGAACTCCATTCCTGGTGCTAAACCGCTCCACGGAACTTGATGAGTTCGGGCAGAACGTGCCCACGTTCCTTTCGACGGGAAGCACTATCTGGGGCTACCTGAAGGGCACGACCGCCACCGAGACCGTGGAGCGCGAGCGTGTCACGCACGCCCGCACCTACGAGGTGATGATTCGCGCGAAGGAGCGCACGCTCTTCTCGAACACGAGCCGACTCGAAAGCCTCGGCCGCACGTTCGAGATCGAGGGCGAGATGGAGTTCGACGATCGGCAGCAGACGATCACGCTTCGCGTGCGGGAGGTGCTATGAGCCAGCAGTTTCTCTCGCAGGTGAAACTTGAGGGCGGCGACGCTGTCGTGCGCGCGTTCAAGCAGTTCACGGCCGAAGTGCAGAAGGATCTCGTCGAGACGCTCGCCGATCGTCAACTCGGGCAAGTCGCGCAAGCGATGCGCGCCGAGGTGCTATCGCTGCGCACGCGAACCGACGAGGCGTACACGCGCAAGGGCAGCGGCCGGCGTTGGCCGTACCTGAAGCGAGGGGTCGAGGTGGCCCCGGGAACGGCTCGCGAGAAGGTCGCATCGAGCATCGCCGTGATCCCGCTCGGCTCGAAGCAGCGGCGACTCTTCGTCGGGAAGCGCGTTGGTGTGACCGGGCGCAGCGGATCATTCTACGGCCGGCTGATCGAGAAGGGATTCAAACTCAAGGCCGCCGGCGGATGGGTGCGATCGGATCGCCAGATCCCCGGGAAGTGGCCGCTCTATCGAATCTTCAAGCGGCTCAAGCCAGGAGTCGAGGCCGAGGTCGTGCGCGAGTTCACGGACTTCATCGAGCGTTGGACTGGTTCAGTCGTGAGGAAGTCGAGAAGCGGAGATATGTCCTAATGGCTCCTCCCGCTCAAACAGTCTGGAACATCGAGACGGCCGTGAAGTCGCGTATATCCGCGACGGCAGCCATCACGTCGATCATCGGGACGAACCCCGTCCGGGTGTACCCGGAGATCCGTTTCGACGGGCAGGCGCTCCCGGCGATCATCTACGAGTTGAACACCACGAGCCCGTTCCAGACGCTCGTCGGGGCGCACACGCTCGCTCGCTCTAGCGTCGGCGTGCATTGTCTCTCGGATGACAAGCGGACGAGCATCGACCTCGCCCAGAAGGTGCAAGCCGCCTTCGATGACTGGTCGCAGGACTTCACGTCCGGGGCTACGCTGAAACTGCGGGTCTGGAATACGCGCGTCTCTGGCATCGTTACGGACTACCAAGTTCCGGCGGACGGTGCTACCTACGGTTTGTTCATCGCGACGGTTGAACTAACCTCCCTTCACACCTGACTAGGAGCAAGAAATGGCAGCACTCTCTTCTTACAACACGACGCTAACCGCCAACGCTACATCGGTGGGCGAGGTAACGAACATCTCGGTAGGAGGCTCTTCGCTTGCGGAGATCGACGTTACTAGCCTGACCGATGCGAACAAGAGTTTTCTGATGGGAGCACTCGAAGCGGGCACTATGACGATCGACTTCTTCGCTCCGGAAAACTGGAGCGGATTCGACTCGAATCTGATGCCAGCGAGCGGCGACTCGGTTGCGACTGCTTTCGTGATCACGTTCGCTGGCGGATCGCTTGATGCTTCATTCAACGGAATCGCCACCAATCTCTCGATCTCTGCCGATCAGGACGGCGCCGTGACCGCATCGGCCACTATCAAGTTGACCTCTCAAATCACCTGGAGTTGACACATGGCAATCGTTGCACCCGGCTCAACCTTCTCCTACGCGACTACGACCGGATCTGGCGGCGCTACTTTCACCACCGTAGCCGACGTGAAGTCGATCTCGCTCGATGGCATCTCGATCGCAGAGATCGACACTTCGAGCATCTCTAGCACCGTGAAGTCGTTCGTCGGTGGAACGAAGGACAGCGGCACCATCTCTATCTCGCTGTTCGCGCAGGCTTACGCGGCAGCAGAACTCGGAACGGCATCGAATCAAGGAGCCCTGAACCCGTACACCTATGCAAACGGTGCGGACTACCGGAACTTCAAGATTCGCTTCGGGCCTAACACGGGCACGGGGGGCTTCGAGTTGGCGTTCTCCGGCTACGTCACTTCGTTCAACGTCTCGGCCGCAGTCGATGGCGCAGTCGAAGCCGATCTCACCGTCCGCGTCAATGGCGCATTCACGTCCTC